GGGCCGCCTATACGATGATTCACTACATCATAAATAACGGTGCAAAACCTCCCAACCGGGGGGTTTTGTATTTGCCCCGTATTGGCGTCTATTTGGCGATTTGCGGGGCGTTATCCCCGAACCCTATACAATGATACCCCCGGGCGTAAACCCCCCCAATTTATCAGTTTTACCAATATTCGCATATTCGCATAATTGCATATTGACATTTGTATAATTATACGTATAATGAAATAGGAATGAAGTATTTGAGCAAAGGAACAAACCAGATGAGCATCAACGACACACACGTCCACATTGCGGAATTGGGGATTTGGATTACCAAATCCGCCGACGGGATTTTGTCAACGTACGACAAAAAAATGATTACCCGCAAACGAAACCAGATGATCAAATCCAACCCCGCTGACGTTGCCAAAATTGACGCCGCTATTGCCGCCGCCAAAAACGCCGCCGCCGTCGGTACTAAGATTGACGCGGCCGCCGCCAAAACCGCCGCCGAATCAGTGGTTTACATGATGACAGAATCCGGCCAAATGGTACCAATCGCAACCAAGTAATAACAACGGCGGGGGCGCTGGAAACGGCGCCCCGCCAATAAAGGAGCAAACCAATGCGAATCCAGATGAACAAGGATAGATTACCCGCAATAATCGCCGGCCGGGGCGCGGTTCGGGAACTGGTAACCAAACATGAAAAACACAAATACGGGAATGTATTGGTTATTCGTCACGTTGGGCAAATCGCGCCCCATAGTGTCCCCGGCGCCCCGGTACTGATTGGCAAATACCGGGAACCAATCGCCGGGACCACGTTGGAAATATTCCAAACGTCGAATTTACGGGTTGGGGAATGTTGGATTTATAAGGGCGAACGGTTTTATGTAATGATGAATGATATTATTACCAGTACCGAATATTCGCCGGCAATTACCGAGTTTATCGCAATGCGGGATTAGTACCCAATGGCAACCGTTGGGGCGCTGGGAGCGGCGCCCCAAAACAATTCGGGATTAACGGCGCAATCTAGACGCCGATCCAATAAGGAGTAAACCAGATGACACACGCACAAATCAGCGCCGCCCAAGGGAAACGAATCGATGGTTTCGGGGTATCATGTATTCTTACCCGTCACCCCCATTACCCGGAAATTTATACCATGGCAACCACATACACCCATGGGGGCGAAACGGTACAACGGTACGAAATCATCCCGGCCGGAACGGATCGGGACGGCGTCAAAGGGTTGGCGTTTGAACTGTTCAAATTGCGAATGACGGAATACGACATTACCAACTGGGATTATATTTACAACACGTATTCCCCCATTACGGAACCAGATGCAACGGTGATTCGGTGGGTATCGGATTTGTTCAAACCGCAAAACATTCCGGCGTTATACGACATTTTTAAATCAGCGAATACCGATTTTTTCCGTTCCAACAATTGGCAGAACGTGTTAATTACTCACCAATGTATGATCATGGGGTACGACGCCCGAACCATCCCATACAACGCGTTTCAATGGATGGTATATATTTTGACGGAACGCGGGTTAGAATTTCGGGGGAAATGATGGGGTATTGGAGCGGGGTATACAACGGCGTAAAATGGGACATCGAATTTAAGAACGGGAAATTTTACGCCGAAATTTATTTCACCCCATCCCGAATTACGCAATGGGGGAGCAAATCGCAGGCCGCCCAATGGATCGTAAAAACGATTAATGAGAGGGGAACCAGATGAGTGGATTATTTGCCGATGACAAAAAACTGTTTGATGACAACGCCGCACAAATCGCCCAACTATGGGGAGAAATCGCCGAAATTGACAGCGAAATAGCGCCGTTAACGTCCCGCCGGGATGCAATCCGGGAGCAAATTAAGGAACTGGTAACGGCGTTGGGCGGTTCGGTTTCGGTTCCCGGATTCGGTACGGCGTTAATGACGAAATCCAGCAAAATCGCGTCATATGACGCCCAAACGTTGGACGCCCTTACATCGGAACTGGTTCGCAACGGGGAAATCCAAACCGCCCAACGGATCGCAGACGCCCGAAAAGAGTCTACTAGGGCCGGGTATATCATGCTCAAAAAGGATAAATAACGATGGATGAAAAACAGGAACAATTAACCCGAACCACGGTTTCGTTTAACCATACCGAATCTATGCTGTTATGGCAGATTGGATATATGGAAATGCGAAAACAAGGGATGAAACCGTTAACGCTCCCCCAGATTGTTCGCCAATGTGTAATGGATGCCGCCAAATTTCGCGGGTTAGATGTAATCAATCCGGAATTTAGTTTACCAGTGATAGGAAACGGGAATGAGTGATTTTTTTGACGATATCGCCGGGTTAGAGTTTGAAACCGAAACCCCAACGCGCCAATTGCCCAAAATTTGGTGGTTTAACGGCGTCGACGCGAAAACCGTTCGGACCAATGGGGAGTTTTATACCAAATTGAACGGGTGTAAAACCCCGTGGAATGAGTCGAACCGGTTCCCCGACGAATCCGGCTATTCGGCGCCGTCCCTCCATTGGGCGCCAATCTATTACCGGGAGCAATGGTTTACCAGCGACGGACAGGAAACCCGCTGGTTGGCACACTATGAAAAGGGCGCCCGTAAATACGCGGAACAATTAGGATTCGCCGCCGGGATTGACGAACCCATTATTTTGGTAACCAAGGGGATGACGGCCCGGGCGATTTATGGCAAGGGCGGGATTATTGAGGAATACCAAAAAACCATTGGGGCGTTCGCAATGACGCTGGCAAAAACCACCCTCCCCGGTTGGGCGTTTTATATCCCGATGACGGCGCCAACGGATAAAAAGGGCAACCCGGTATATACCGAAACGGGCAAGGGTTCGGTTGTTACCCTCCCCGTGATTAACTCCAAATTCGGCGCAACCCGGGACGATCTTAAAGCGCTCTATGTCGGTACCGAAATCTTGCAAAAGGGCGCCCAAGTCCAAAAGGAGTATAAGGGTTGGGCGGATGAGCGCCGGGGGAATGTCGCCCCCATCGATGACGCGCCCCCGGCCCGCAACGTCCCCCAATCACTAGACGAACCAATATTACCGTTTTAACCCGTCGGGGTATAGCGTCCGGCGCTGGGATGATTCCCCGGCGCCGGATTTTTTAGGATTTTTATGGGAACCGCAACAAAAGTTATTAACGCGCTACGCGCCCAAGGGTTTATTGAGAAATCCCCGGGCGTATGGGTGGGTAATCGGCCATGGGACCCCAACGCCGATTCGGGAACGTTTGAAGTAAAAATTATCACCGAGGAAATGGGGACGGCCGTCGATCGGACCCGGGGGAGCGCCGGTTATTCGCTGTATCAATTGGCGGATAAGTTGGGGATAACGGTGGATAAAGGGCAACCCGCAAATACCAAAATAACGTTAACCCATGATGAGTATGCAACTAGTCACGGCGTCACGCTGGAAGTAATGAGGCAATACGGGTGGGTTCCCATCGCCGGCAAACGGCCGGGGTTTAAATTCGTCACCCCGGCGGGTGATCGGTTCCGGTATATCGATGGATTGAACCCCCGCTATAGTCACGCTAAGGGTTACAAACCATGCTGGTATTATTTAGACGCGGCGGTAAAACGCGCCCAATACGACACGCTCCCGTTACTACTATGCAACGGGGAAATATCGGTTATCGCGGCGTTATCCAAGGGGATTCCCGCGACGTGCATCACCAGCGGGGCGGAACGGGGTATTCCAGAGTTATTACTAGAAACCCTTAAATCCAAGTGGAGCGGGCCGGTTTGCGTTGCGTTGGATTGTGATGAAACCGGGCGGAACGCCGCCGAAAAACTCACCATGCAATTGCGGAACGCCGGATTCACTACCACCAATCTTGATTTACAACTGGGGACGGGCGGCGACGTTGCGGATTGGTTGCGATTAAACCCCGATACCCCAACGCTCATTTACAGCGTTCCGCCAATCGTACCACCGCCCCCGATTGTCGCCAAAACCACCACGGCCGCCGATTTGCAACGTATCGAATTCCCTCCAATGCGGTTTATTGTTGACGAACTTTTTATCCCGGGGTGTTATTTGGTGGTAGGAAAACCCAAATCCCGGAAATCGTTTTTAATGCTCCATATTGCGTTAATGGTAAGTAGGGGCCAAAAAGTATTTGGTCAATTTGATAGTGAGAAATCCGGGGCGCTATATCTAGATTTGGAGGGCAACGTCAACGGCGTGTATACCCGCCTCAAAATGATGAGTTTGGTTAGTGATCATTGGCCAACGGATTTACATTTCGGATTTAGTGATGATTGGAATAAACGGGGTTTGGACGCCGTGGCAATGTTGGATGTGTATTTGGAGGCGAACGCCGGGATTCGTTTGGTGGTTATCGATGTACTACAGAATTTTCGGGAACCAGTGGACGGCCGGGCGCTGGCATATGCAGAGGATTACAACGCAATCAAACCAATCCAGCGGTTGGCACATAAACACGGGATTGTTATTTGTATCATTCACCATACCCGGAAAGCGAAATCCGATGATCCATTCGACGAAGTAAGCGGTACCACCGGGTTAACCGGCGCCGTTGACGGAACCATCATTATCCGTCGGGATGAAACCGACGGAACCCGTACCATCCTAGAAACCCGGTATAGGAATATGCCGGATCGGGACCCGGTTACGCTCCAATGGGATAATTATATGAATTGCCATAAGATAGACGACCCCACCCCGCTCCATTTGATTTTGGGATTTGAGAAACGGCGGGTAATGGAAATATTAGCCGCTGGGGATGAAATGACGGCCGCCGAAATTGCCCGCCAAACCGACAAAACCCCAAACAGTGTTACCAAGTTGTTGGGGCGGTTGGAATCGGACGGCCTTATTGGCAAAGTTGGGCGGGGCCGGTACCAAGCGATTGGGGAACGCATAGCCGCCGTTTTGCGGGCCGAAAATGACGCCAATAGGCAAATATACCCTAAGGGGGATAACGCCCCGCAAATCGCCACGTTGCCCCCAATACGGGGCGATGCGCCCCAGATAGCGCCGGGGTTGTTTGGACGTCAAGGGTATTACTGGAAACCGATCACCGACGTTGCCTATTCTCAAATACCGATTGAATTCCGGGCGGCGATATATGATTTAAAAAATTCGGATTTGCCGCCGGATTCGCTGTTTAAGGAACTCACCCGGGTGGTTGCATTAATCAATATTGGCGGGATACCGTTAAAAATACATGATTTGATTTATAAGGAGGGCGCGCAATGACAAACCAGATTACCCAACATTGTCGGAAATGTGACAGTAAATACACCGGCCGCCGGGTACTATGTATGGATTGTATGGCAGATTGGGAGGGCGGGTTCGATTGGTTGCTGGAACGCTCCAGCGTTGCCACGGGGATATATTGCGACTTGGTGGATTCACTGGACCCGGCGGAACGCGCCCGCTGGGATAACGTACAAACCGCGTATATGGAAATTGAGCAAACCCCGTTAACGTCGCTACGATCCGAGCGGGAGCGGTTCGAACGTCGATTAGATGAAACGGTAAAGTTCGGCGGGATTATTGCCGCCCTTATTCAGTATTGGCGAATTCACTTGGCGGTATGTCGGGACGTCGATGATTATATTTTGCTGGGGCAAACGTTGGGGACGCCGGATATTTTGGCCCGTATCAAAAAATACAATCATCGGTAAATAGAAAAATTGTTCCCAGTAGGAAAACGAGGGAGGGTATATATACCCTCCCCTCTATATATATATATATATGTATGTATGTGTGTGCATGGCATAGTGTTTTTGTTATAGATTGATGTATTTTCTATTTCATGGCACATATGGCACATATGGCATAGCGTGGCACATATGGCACATATGGCACAATGGGGGATACCCCTATGGATCGTTGGCGCTATTTGGGGTTCATTGTGCCATCCATTGTGCCATTGTGCCATGATTGTGCCATGCATTGTGCCATGGGTTTTTGGTGATTGATACGCCGTAAACGCCCCATTGTGCCATTGTGCCATGGGTTTTGTATATAGGGATGAATTGTAGAAAATGGGGGGAATTGTGCATCAAAATGCGTAAATGTTAGTACATCCAGATGATGCCATTTTTTGACTTTACATAACGAATAGCCAAAGTGTTCCCCGTTCGCGCGCCCGCGATTGGTTGACCCCGGCGCCCGGCCCGGCGATCATACCCCCATCGATGCAACCCCGCCCCGCCCGGCGTTGCTCCCAGCGTCCCGGCCCCGTCAATCGGCGCCGCTCCCGGCCAATCATCGCCCGGCGCTGGTAATCATCGCCCCCAATGTCGGGCAACGTTGGGCGGGGTTTGATGCATTACAATCACTGATTCGCTACGTTGGGCAATGATGTAATTATTATTCAATGCAACATTGGAGTTCTAATGTTGTTTTGAAAATAGGGCGATTGGCGTTTGTGCGATTGATACGCCCTAAATAAATGTTGACATAATAAATGCAATCGCTTACACCGTTGCATTGACGATTACGGCCGGGCGATCGGGCCGGCGCCGGGCGTGGTTCCCAGCGCCAATACATCGATGAAACGGGGCGCCCGGCGCTGGGGCCCCGGCCCGCGTTTGAACTAAACGCCCTCCCCCGGGGTACTGTATTCCCCCCGCTCCACATTGCCCGAAAAAACAATATACGTATAACTATAAAATGCGGTATAATAGTTATACGTATAACGATAAGGAGCAACAATGAACCAACCCGCCCGTTTCCACATTGGCCAATCAACGCCCCAACCGCCCGCCGCGCCCGCAACCATCACCGTCCGAATTCCCCGGGAACTGTATAACACACTGCTACAAACCGTTGACGATTCCGGGACCACGTTGGATCATGTCGTTACCAGCGCCCTCCAAATTGCATTTACCACGCCGACCGAATTAGGGGATTTATGAAAAACACGGAACCAAAAAACAAATCGGTAATCACGCTCTACATTACGCCCGAACGGCGGGCGGCGCTGGAACGGATTCGGGATTCCCTCCCCCGCTCCCCGTATCGACGGAAACAAACACTATCCGGGACATTGCGGTATTTGATTGATTGGGCAATAGGAGCAAGGGATAAAACGGAATGAGTATAGAACAAATTATTTTCTTATTAGCAGTTGTTGGCGCCGTGGTGTATTTGCTGGTAATAGCGTATGTTGCCAAAACCCGGGCGGAAAAATCTATTGCCCAATGGCACTATGACTGTATGCAAGATTCATTCGACGCCGGCCGCCGCTGGGAGCGGGAGCAAATGAAACGGGAACGGGATAGCAATGAAGTATAGAACCACGCTACACCGCCGAATCAGAACCGGCAAACGAAACCGGCGCAATGGATTCAAACGAATACCGGATATGAATTTTTCAAGTTATTTCTGGGAATTAGTGGAGCGCTATAGCAAATTAAGGATATTGGTATAACAATGAAACCACAACGAATCAAACCCCGGACGTATCGAACCATCCCCGGCCAATCGTTTTACGACGTCCCAGGCCGTCCCGGCGTGGTCGTGTCAACGCTGGCCGATACCCGGGAGATACGGATAAATGTCGACGGCGTCACGCGTTGCACGCTCCCCCATATTTTGGATACCATCCCGATCGATGACGCCGTTCAAAATATTATCCGGGCCGGCGTGTATTTCTCCCAGTGGGGAAAATGGTATTCCGAACCCCGGATATTTTGGGACATTGCCCACTATAACGAATACCCAAGTATGGTTAGTGTCCCGCTGGGATGGGAGCAATTGGAAATGAGTGTATGAAAAACGTATACCGCGTCACGCGTAACGAATTCGCCCAATCATTTGTAGCAAAATCAAAACAACACGCCGCAATTATCGCCGTAAAACATATCATTCCAGCGCTGGTATATAAATGCAATTGCAAAACGGTAAACGGGTTGGAAGTATATGAAGTTACCGCCGATAATTTCTATATTGACGTAACGGTTACGCAAGTAAACGAAACGCAAGGGGCGTTATTATGAGAAACGCCCGCACTGATTCCAACCAAAAGGAAATTGTAACCGCGTTGCGATCCGTTGGGGCAACCGTTCAATCATTGGCGCCCGTTGGTCAAGGGGTCCCGGATTTGCTGGTAGCGTTCCGGGGCGTCAATTATCTTATTGAAGTAAAAACCCCAACGGGCAAGTTAAACCCCATACAAACGGCGTTTCACGCCAATTGGCGCGCCCCCATTGGGGTTTGTGTAACCCAAGATGATGCATTACTACACATTGGAGCAATAACGCAATGATTCCACGAACCTATAACGGCGCCCAATGGATACAATTACCATCCGGTGAATACCAGTTAAAAATTAGCCATTGGCGGGCGCTGGTAATCGATCGGGGCGGGTGGTTCCAGTGGGAACTATTCCGCAACGATAACGAATTATTCGGCGGCCCGAATCATATCGATTCCGGCATGGGGTTAACACTGGCTAAAACGCAATTTGCCGCCGAAACGGCGATAAACGCCCGGGGGTTATGATGCATAGTATTTCACTAGCCGCCCGGTATATCGCCGGGCAAACAATCCGCCAAATTGCCGACGAATTGAAATTACCAACTCAAATGGTGCAACAGGAAATTTTTACCAGTGACGAATTTGTGACGTGGGTATTTTCTAAACCGGGCAATAATGACGAATTATTAAACCGGTTTTTAAAAGTATTTACCAATGATCGGGAGCGTGATTGTAAAATACTGGGAATCGGGAAACTACGATACAACCACATTAAACACGCCCTCATTACCAACGGGGAGTTAAAAGCACGTCGGGAGGGAATTTACACCGAATCCCAAATTAAGACGCTAGAAAAATTCATCAATCAACCCGCGGGCCGCAAGGGGGAGCATTTGCGCGTGATGAAACGCGTAAAAGTGGTATCACTGTATGACGTGATAAAACGGGCAACTGGGGTAAAAGTCACCGAATACCGCCGATCGTGCGGACTAAGCAAGGGCAAGTTTATGGAAGAAACCGGGGCGAACAAATCCGTTGTAAACAACTGTATAAAACATGGGGTTATTTCGCTCCCCTATACGGACGAGATGATAGAAACCCTATTCCGTGACGGGTTGGCAATGCTCCATACCAGCAACAACGCCGCGCCCCGTTGGCGGAGCCTTATTGCCGACATTCGGGACATTGCCCGGCACAAATTTGTTAGTACCAAATATCTCTATTCCATACTCCCCGTTACGCCCAAAGGGATTTTATACCATACCCGCAATTTGCCGATTCGATTAAGACTATTCCCCGAACAAAACAATCTTTTCGCATACGATCGGGAGGCCGTCGCCCAAATCGTTGGGAACTGGTTGGGAACCAAATACCGTTGGGCGGTTCGTCAAGTGGACGGGGATTGGTTGCCCCTCAAATGCAAATGGTACGATTGGAAAACGTCATGATTAGTATATTCCTATGGTTGGTTTGTAATACGGGCGTATGTCACGCCCAAACAATCGAAGTAATCCCGGCGGCCGTGGCTATTTCGTCGTGTGAATCCGGGGACGGCCTAAACTGGGGAACCATCGATTGGCGCGCCCGCTCCCCAACGGATGACGGCGGCGCGTTCCAGTTCAACGATTATACCTATCAATGGTTAACCGGACACCCCAACGCGGAACAAGATACGCCCCGCTCCCAGTACCGCCAATTCATCCGGCTATGGGATGACGGCCGGGGTTGGCGTCATTGGGCAAGTTCCAAACCATGTTGGGAGCAATGGTTGGTTATTGATGACGCCGGCCGGGCGGTAATGAAATAACAATTTGCGTTCAATCCGTCCCGCTGGTAGAATAGATTTGTTCATCTGGGGTTCCCTAGCCCACGTAAAAAAATACCACGTCCCGCTAAATGCTCATAGCGGGACGTGGCATTTTGCTATGATAGTTATGAGGGGGTACACATATGTTTGCTATCGATGTACGACATTGGAAAACCATATCCGAATTCGCCCTACATTTAGCCAACCATCCGCCAACCGTGGCAAGTTGGGCGCGGGGCGTGGTAATCCATCACACGTGGAAACCCGGCGTTGGGGATTGGCGCGGCGCTCCCACTATTGAGGGAATAAAAAATTATTACGTTGCCAAGGGTTGGACGGCCGGCCCCCATCTATTTGTTATTGGCAACCCGCCCGATCCCAGTACCGCCGGAATATGGCAGATGACGCCGCTAAATATGCGGGGGATTCACGCCGGACGCTACAATACTACTCACTGGGGTATTGAGGTGGTGGGGAATTACGACGCCCAACCATGGGGAGAACAAACGCACGATTTCGTATTGGGCGCCGCTGGGGCGTTGCTCCAGTGGCAAAAAATCCCCGCGACGTACAACACGGTAAAGGGACACCGGGAAACGGGATCGCCCAAAACGTGTCCGGGCAAACTGGTAAATATGGATTCGTTTCGGCAGGATTTGGCGGCGTTATTAGGAGAACGGTAATGGGAGAAACGACGGACGTAAAAATCGCCCGGATTGAGGAAAAAATTGATAGGCTAATCGGGGTATATCATGAAATCACGGAATTGGATAAACGGTTATCCGACGTCGAAAACCGATTATCCAAAATTGCGGGCGGGTTGGCAATTGTCGCTATTATTTATCCGTTTATTCTCAAATACATGATGGGGGGTTGATTATGAAACGCTGGTATGAGTCAAAAACCATTTGGACCAATGTATTGATTTTTGTCGTATTGTTTTTGGGGTATTTGGGTAACGATCCCCTATACACCCAATACGGCGTACAAATCAATATGGTAATCGCCGCCGCTAATATTTTGTTGCGGTTAATCACCACGGAAAAAATCCAATGAATCGGGATGTCCGTTATCTCCCAGCGGGCGTCGATATTACGGGGGACGCCGCAACGGTTCCCCTATTCACCATTGAACCCGAAACCGCCCGGGCGTACCCGTGGGCGCGGGATTTTTTAACCGTATTTGCACACACGGGCAACAATACGGCGGCGTGTGAATTGGCGGGGATTTCTTACAGTACATACCGAACCGCGATAAAACGGGATGAACATTTTGCGGAACTGTATGAGATTTGCCGGGAAGTTAGCATTGACAAATTAGAGGCCCGCGCCCGGGAGCGGGCGGAAAAAGATAGTGATCGATTGATGGAATTACTTCTTAAAGCGTTACGCCCGGAAAAATATCGGGAACGCTATGAAGTAACCCAACGCACAGTAACGGATTTTATCATTGACATTACCCCACAACACACAAACGCGGGTATTGACGCAGACCAAAGCGACAAACCCCCAGTTTCAATTTTGGAATAATCCGGCCCGGTTTCGGCTATTCGTTGGCGGGCGCGGCAGTGGCAAAACACACGCCGGCGCGCTGGAATCGTTGCGTATGCCAACGGGTTCCATTGGGACCGTTATCGCCCCCACATACCCCATGTTACGGGACGGGGCAATGCGGACGATCCTACAGGTTGCGGGCGCGGGTAATATCATTCAAGAATTTAACCAATCACACGGCGAATTAAAGTTAATTGGCAATAGAACAATTTTGTTCCGTTCCGCCGATAACGCCGATCGATTACGCGGCGCTAATCTGGGATGGTTATGGTTGGATGAGGGCGCGTTAATGGATCCCGAAACGTGGCCCATTGCGGTTGCCACATTACGAGAAACGCCCGGCCGGGCGTGGATTACCACCACCCCGCGCGGGCGTAATTGGATATGGGAATTATGGAACCGGGGCGGGTTGGATTATGCAATGATTGAATCCCGAACGGCGGATAATGTATATCTCCCAGCGGGATTTGTGGAAATGTTACGGGCAACCATGACGGCGGAACAATATGAACAAGAGGCCAATGGGAAATTTATCGACGTCGCTGGGGCAATGTTTAAACGCCAATGGTTTGATTACATCGATGCACCCCCGGCCGGGTTGGATTGGGTCCGGTACTGGGATCTAGCCGCGTCAATAAAAGAATCCGCCGACTATACCGCCGGCGCCCGGGTTGCGTTCGATGATAACGGGGTATTGTATATTGATGATGTAATCCGGATTAAGGCCGAATGGCCCGACGTTCAAAAACTCATTATTCATACGGCGTTATCGGAACCCGGTACCGTGTTGGGTATTGAAGAAGCGTTACACGGGTTAGCGGGGTTACAGGAATTACGCCGGCGCCCGGAACTGATTACCACCACGATCCGGGGGATTCGGGTGGATCGTGACAAAAAAGCGCGGGCAATGCCATGGGCGGCGCGGGCCGAATCGGGCAAATGCAAACTAATTCGCGGCGATTGGAACCGGGTGTTTTTGGATGAGTTAGTTTCGTTTCCCATGGGGTCCCATGATGATATGGTGGACGCCGTGAGCGGCGCCGTTGGGATGATTGGAACCGGTTCTATAGATTGGGGTTTCATGTAATGGCAATTGAAGCGATTCCGGGTTGGGTTAACGCGTTGCAAAACGCGGAATCAGTTGGGGGAACCGTTGGGGCGTATGGGGTTGTTCCCGTACTATACCGGGCGGTGAATTTGCGGGCGGATGCATTGTCTAGCGTTCCGTATTTAATCACCCGTAAGAACGTCCCGGTGAATTGGCCGTTTAAATCAGCGTTGCCCAATCTCATCCGAGATACCGAACGGGCGCTATTACTTAAGGGCGCCGCGTACTGGTTGCGACTATTCCGGGGAAACGTACTAATTGGATTTCAGCAGTTAAACCCCAATACCGTCCGGGTATTCCCATACGGGGAATTTGATGCGGCGGACCCGTTGGCGTTTTTGCGATTTGAGCAACGAATCAGCGGTAAACAGTACGGACCATGGGGAATAAACGAAATCGTCTATTTCCGGGAACCTTCATTAATCGACGATTACGGCCCGGGGTTGGCGCCGGCGGCGGTTGCCCTCCAATCGGCGCAATTATCCCACTACATTGAACGGTTCGCGTCGGCGTTTTTTGAACACGGCGCCCAACCCGTCACGATCATGTCAATGCCATCCGATATGGCAGAAAACGAATTTAAGCGGTTCAAACTGGAATATATGAACCGGTTTATTGGGGTATGGAACTCATTCCGAACGTTGTTTGTACGGGGCGGGGATATTAAGGCCCAATCAATCACCCCAGCGTTAAAAGATTTAATGTTAAACGATTTAGCCGAACGGGTAAATAATTCCGTTGGGACGGTATTCGGCGTTCCCCAAACCATGTTGGAGGCTAGCGCCGCCAATTACGCAACCGCAAACAGTGATAGACAAAGTTTTTGGCGGGAAACGATTATTCCCCGTTTATCGGTTATTCAGCAAATCATCAACGAACAATTATTGTTCCCGCTGGGGTACGAACTCACGTTCCAACCCGAAACGTTGGACGTGATGCAAACGGATGAGGCCCAACGGGCGGGTTCGTTATTGCAATTAGTGCAAGCGGGCGTCCCACTTGCCGGCGCTATGGATATTTTGGGGTACAAAAACATCGAAGATGTATTACAAGTAAATACGTCAAATAACGCCGGCGTAATCGACCCCAACGCCCCCAAAACGCCCGAACCATTACCATCGGAACGGGCAACGCCCGAACCCGCCCCGCTCCCCGCGCTCCCGTTGGAAGTTGCATATGCAACGGCGCAATTTCTAGACGATTTAACCCGCTGGGAGCAAAAAGCAATCCGGCGGTTAAAATCCGGCGGGGATGGTACCAAATTTGTCGGATCATCGATACCGGCGCCGCTGGAATTGTATATTTCTCATTCGCTAAAATCCATTACCGAAACGGCGGAAATCCGGGCGTTTTTTGCGGGGATTAAAGCAACCCAAAAAATCCGGGCGAATGAGAAAAAACTATATAACAAACTGGTTCGCATTTTGGCAAGCGCCGGGGACATTTGGGCGCGTCAAGTATTGGCAGATGGGGACGGGGATGATCCGAATTTATCCCAGTTAATCAAACCGGCAATGGTTAGCGAACTAACCAATGTCGCAAATACCCGAATTGACGCGTTGGGTACGCAATTCCAATACCCCATGGGGGCGGAACAACGGAATACCACGGTTAACGGGTATTTAGAAACCTATTTACCCAAATTTGGTTTGGAGATTGACAGAACAACCAGCGACGTATTAAGTAAAGCAATAGCGTTATACCGTACAACCCCCGGAATGACGATTACCGATTTACGGGACGTATTAACCCCGGCGTTCGGGGAAACCCGCGCCGCAACCATTGCAATTACGGAAATCACAAGAGCGTCAACGCAAACAACGAACTCATACGAGAAGTTTTTAAATGACGCCGGGATAAAAACCGAAATGGTTTGGAATACGGACGCGGATGAGTTGGTTTGTAGGATTTGCAAACCATACGATAACAAACTAATTGACGTATGGGGAATTGATTCGCCCGAGGGGCCACCCGCTCATCCCAATTGCCGTTGTGATGTAACATTGCGGCTGGTGAAATAATGGAAATACGTGTTGACATTTCGGGCGCGTTTACCAGTGAACAAATCGTACGATTGGTAAAAGTGGCAACGCTAGCATACGGGCAATTCGTGCGGACGGAATTGAGCAACCAAAAACCGGGACGCCCGGCCCGGGGCGCGTTTGTGTACAAATCGGTAAAACAGCGCCGTTTTGTATATGCCAATATCGAAAACGGGAACATAAAAGTTCCCTATATCCGGGGCCGTGGTTCAAAATTGCGGGCGTCGCAAACGTTGAATAATTCGTATAGGGTGGATTTGGATGGGAACCGGGCGGTTCTTACTTCATCCGCCGATTACGCGCCGTTTGTGGTTGGCGATCAGCAAGCGCCAATCCACGCCGGCCGCTGGCAAACCGCCCAAACGGCGGCGGAAATCGTTGGGGAACGGGATTTACCAACCATCGTGGAACAACTGTTTAATAAGGAATTGGGGGCGTAATTATGGCAACCTATACACCCCCGGCCAATGTCGCCCGCAATGCACAAAACGCCTTAGACGAACGCAACAAACAACCCCCCAGCAAACGGGGGATGACGCTAATCGGATTAGCGCGGGCGCGGCAATTGGCGAACCGGGAACCGGTATCGATGGAAACTATTCGGCGGATGGTTGCATATTTTGCCCGTCATGAAATCGATAAGCAGGGCGCAACATGGGACGAATTTGGGCCGGGTTGGCAAGCGTGGCACGGTTGGGGCGGGGATGAGGGACGGAATTGGGCGCAATCGATTATAGAGGGGGAAACGATGGAAACGAAAACCGGCAGCCGACATTCGGAATACGATATGAACATTATCCGCAAAACCCGGGTAATGTCACAAAAATCCTATGATTCGATGATGGAATTTATTAAAGCCTTGGGGGATGACGGCGCCGAACCGCTGGGGATCGCGGCGTTAAAAGATGACGGGGAATATACCCCGCCCCAAATCGCCCAAATTGATGCATACGAATCAATCGTTACCCAATACGGCAAATTTGGGCAATCAGTCACCCAATCCCATTACATCCCGGCGGAACAAAACGGGTTTGCTGGTTCGGGGTTGGTTTGTGCAAATTGCGCGTTCTATATGGAATCCGGCCAATGTGAAATCGTATACGGAAATATCCAACCCGGCGCAATCTGCAAACTATGGGTAATCCCCAACGGTTTGGTTATGGAATCAGCGCCCGCGGATGAAACCCCCATGATGGATATGGATGAGGATACCAGCGCCGAAATGGATATTAATATCGAAGTTGGCGCGCTGGATGATCGCAACGCAACCCCCGCCGAACGGGAGGAAATGCCGGATTCAAATTTTGTTATTCCCGAAACCCGCAATTTTGTTATTGTCACCCCCGATGATATTCCGGCGGCGGTTGCAAGTTGGGGACGGTACCAAGGGCCGATTAGTTTCGAAACGTTTAAACGGCGTATAATCGAATTAGCCACGGCAAAGGGTCCCGAGTTTTTCGCCCGGTTGCCCGAATCGTGGAAGTTAGAATTAGAACAACGGAAATCCTACGTTCGGGAATTACTACAAGTAATGGGGGTCAATCGTGATTAAAGCAATTGGGGAAAACCTCATTATTGGTACCGGCGTGGTATTTGGCGGCGTGGATCTCACCGGGGATAGATTTACTAAAAACACGGATTTCGGCGAATCCCGTTCATTCGTTGGGTTGCCCGTCTATTACGATCACAGTTTGGGCGGATTAAAATCCCAAATCGGGGCGGTAAAACAATGGATTCCCACCGATGAAGGAATAGACGTCGAAATAGAACTAGATCGACGTCACGCATACGCATCCAAAGTAATGGAACTGGTAAAGCGCGGCGCGCTGGGGCTCAGTACGGGCGCCCTCCCCCATTTGGTGGTTCGGGAAAATGGGGAACTAAAACGTTGGGTAATCGGGGAGATTTCACTGACCCCCACCCCGGCGGAACCCCGAACCGTAACGGCGGCTATAGCGGGCGGCAATGACGGGGAAACCCGGCCGGCCGGGCAATATATATCAGAATCAACCAAAAAGGAATTACCAACCATGTCGGATTTCACATTTAACGAATCACAGGTTACGGACATTGTCGACAAGCGTTTGGGCGAACTTGCCGGCGCTCCCGTCGTTGGCGGCGGTGTATACATGGCGGGCAAAGCGCCCAACGTGAAAAACATCACCAAATTGGGTATGAGTAACGAACCGACCGCCGCGTTTTGGCACTGGATGAAAACCGGCGATGAAATCGCCGCCAAGGCAACATTGGTAGAGGGTACCGGCGCCAACGGTGGCTATATCGCGCCCCCGGAACAATACCGCGACGTTATCGATCGCCGCGACGAATTGAGCATTTTATCAAAGTTGCCAATTCGCCGAATGACGACCAGTTACCAACGGTTAGACGTTCCCACCCAAGTGGAAAAATCTGATTTTGCATGGACGGCCGAATCGGGCGCATACAATTTCGACGAACCCACATTCGGGCAAGCCGCGATCCAAGTATATACCGCAACCCTTGCCATGAAAATCAGTAACCAACTGTTACGCGATGAAAAGGCAAATTTGGAGGCGTTCCTCATCCGCGAAATTTCCCGCGCCGCCGCCCGTAATGTAAACGAATTCATCATTAAGGGTTCGGGGTCAAGCCAACCATACGGGATTTTAACCCGCGCAACCCAAAACGAAGTATTGGCTAGCGCGTCCGGGTTGGATTTTTCGGACGTGGTAAATTTGCAATCCAAAATCCCCAGCGCGTATTTGCAAGATGGGGAATGTGGTTGGATCATGCGCGGTACCACATTGAGCGCGATTCGCGGACTCACTGGCAACATTCCCCAAGCCGGTTTGCTTAATGTCACCCGCAGCGAAATCGACGGGTACCCGTTGGCATTGTCGGATTTCATTGGGGCGTTTGGCACCGGAATCAAACCAATTATTTTCGGTAATTTTGGCTATTATATGTTTGTGGAATCCGTCGACATGGAAATTGCCCGGAACCCCTATGTATACATGGCAAACGGCCAAACCGGTATTTTCGTAACGATGCGGTGGGGCGGTGACGTCACCCAAGCCGAGGCGTTCGCATACGGTATTAATCCCTAACGAATGATTACCCCCGGGACGTCGGCGCCGGCGTTCCGGGGTATTGGTGAATTATGTTAATCGTATTAAACGATGGTTTGTGTCAATATGAAAACGGGAAATTAGTCACGTACCAACCGGGAGCGGTGGTAGATTTTGCTCCCCATATTGCCCAATCAATGATAGATCGGGGACGCGCAACATTGCGTATTACCCCCGCCACAACGCCCCCAGAACGTCCAAAGGTTCCCACCCCATCCAATCCCCCAACCCCGCCAAAACGGGGCGCCGGGCGCCCAAAAAAGGGGTAACACATGGCATATATCACACTGGCACAGTTCAAAACGTTTTTGGGTATTACCAGCGCGTCCGATGATGGAATTATACAAATCTGTATCAATAGCGCCCAACAAACCATCGATACATTCACCGCCCGGACATTTGAGGCCGCCGCCGATACAACCCGGGTATTTACCCCGTTACGGGAGGATTTTGGCGGTTCGATTTGGTGGGACGGGGCAACGCTGGGATTAGACGCGGATTTGTGCCAACTCACCACCATTACCAACGGGGACGGGAATCTAATCCCATCCGGGGCGGTGGTTTTGCTCCCGTTGAATTTCCCAACCAAATCCGCAATTAAGATAAAATCGAATACCCAATATGTATGGACATATACCGGATCGCCGGACGGGGCGGTATCGATTACGGGGCGTTGGGCGTGGAGCGTGACGGCGCCGGCGGATATCGTCGGGGCGGCGTATGAACTTACCAAATATTTCTACCAAAACCGGGAATCCAATCCAACCAGCGCCCAACAAATCATTAGCGCCGACGGGGTTCCCATTGCCCCGGATGCAATTCCCAAAATCATTGTTAGTTTGTTGAAACCATATAAAAGGAGATCTTAATATATGGCAACAAACCTTAATCAGATTTTGGCGGACGTGGCAGCGCTGGTAGTAACGGACGGTACACTCACCCCAACGGTGTATTACGGGGCAACGATGCGCAATAGTTGGGAGAAAGCACAATTACCAATCCGGATATTACAACCCGTCAATTTCGGGGTAAATTCCGCCAAATCGCAAACATTGCGCCCAACGTTTGCAATAACAGTAGTTTGGACTATACAGGATATTTGTTTGCTACGGCCGGCCGGGATGGGGCAAGGGTTACCCGATATTACCGTTAATTTAGGTAATTATTTGAGTAATTATATTGACGCCGTCCGAACGCTGGGAGCGTCGCACTACACCCGGGAAAACGTCCGGGGAACCATTGAAATGTTGGAATACCCGGCGGCGTCCGGGCGGTTCTATGATGCGGTGGTAATCACTATTGATTTTTTAGACATCATACAATAAAGGGGTTTTATTATGGCAACAACTGGAGCAATGTCGGGCGCGTTCGGCAAAATCGAAATCCAAACCGGCGGGTCCGGGGCGTTTGTGGATATTTCAGGGAGCGCCCAATCAGTAGACATTACCACGGTAAAACGGTTGTACGGGAAAGCGTACCCGTTGGATATCGATTACCCCAAAAACACGTATGGGAAAACCGACGGCGCCGAAATGACGGTTAATGTCATTTATACCGAAGTCACCACCGAGGGATACCAAGTTGCCCTAACGTCATTCGAAGCCGCCGGCGGCGGATTGGTAGCGATTAAACTCACCCCCGGCGGTACCATCGCATCATCGGACACCTATACCACCGCAATCGGGCGAATCATTTCTATTGATTATCCCGGATTCGATGGTTCCAAGGGCGATCCGATTATGTGTAGTTTTACGCTGGCCGTCGAAACCATCACACACGCGCTAACATAGGATTAAGTAATGCACTACAAATTACGTGATTTACCCCTCACTATGGGGGACATTATCGACATTGAGAATTTCAGCGATTCCAAAAAAATCCGGGACGTTGCGAACATGATCGATCGGTTTGTTATTTACGAACCGGGGCAAACTATCCGCGACATTCCGATTAATGATTTGGCGTCAATTCTAGGCGCGATTACGAACCGGGCGGGGTTGGGAGATTCCGAATTAAAAAAATCGGGGGGCGCGTAACGGCCCATTTGTGGGCGGGCGCGCCCGTACCCGTGGAATATCTCCAGTTGGTTTTGTGTCGTGATGTGTACCATTGCCCGCCGTCTATGCTCCCCGATTGGGTGACGATACGGCGGGCGTTGGCTATGATTGATGCGGAACAAAAAGTAAACAAACGGAAACGGGGGACATAGTGGCAACAAATGTGGTAATCACGTTTGAGGGTATCGACGATGTAAGTAAAACCGCAAACAACGTCAATCAGAGTATAAACAGCGTCAACGAAACCGCAACCAGTACCGGCGGCGGATTTAGCATATTGGGCGAAATCGCAACCGGGGCGTTACGCCAAATTGGAGCGGCGGCGATTGGCGCCGTTGCGGGCGGATTGTCGGCGGTGGTTGGCATGATTGGCGATGGAATAAAGGGCGCCGCCGACTGGGAAAGCGCCCTAGCACAAACCGAGGCCGTCATTAAATCGACGGGCGGCGCCGCGGGATTAACGGCGGGGCAATTTGCCGAATTGGCCGGGCGATTAAGCGCCGAAAACGGTATGAGTAAATTTAGCGATGACGCTATTTTGGCGGGCCAAAACATCCTAGCCACGTTTACCAAAATCAAAGGGCCGGCGTTCACGGATGCAACCAAAACTATTTTGGATATGTCGACGGCGCTGGGAACGGATTTGGGCGGTACGGCAATGCAAGTAGGGAAAGCGTTAAACGACCCAATCGCGGGTATTGGCGCGTTATCCCGGGTTGGCGTGACATTCACGGACCAGCAAAAGGAACAAATTAAAGCGTTGGCGGATTCGGGCGATATGTTGGGCGCCCAACGGGTGATATTGGCGGAACTTGCCACCGAATTTGGTGGATCGGCGGCGGCGTCCGTGAATACATTTTCCGGGCAAATGATTGTATTACAGGAACAAACCGGCGCCGCGTTTGAACAAATCGGGACGGCGCTATTGCCGGTATTGGTTCGGTTCGGCGCGTTTGCTGGGGAAACGCTGGTTCCAATTCTTACCGACGTTGCAACGTCATTTGGGAATTGGATTACCACCGTTAATTGGGATTCCATTTTTACCGCCCTCAATGATTTTTATAGCGTGGCGTATGATTTAGTGGCGGGGATTGATTGGCCGGGAATCATTAGCCAATTGCAAACGCTGGCAACGGCAATCCAAACGGGGCTAGCCGACGGGAGCGCCCGGGCGGCGCCGGTATTGGCCCGAATCAGTGAGATTTTTACCGTAATTTCCACCCAATTGGAACCAATCGCCGCCGGGATGATCGCGGCGTTTAATAACCCGGACGTACAAAACGCCCTCAAATTAATCATCGATTATACGGGTGTCGTACTACAAGTATTAATGGAACTTGCAAACGTGGTAATCCAAGCGGTAATTGATCAATTTAGAGTATTGGCGCCCGTATTTTCGTTTGTGTTTGGTTTGCTGGTAACCGTGGTAAATACCGTATTCCCAATCATTACCGCGGTACTAAACGGGTTTTTACAACTGTTACGGGGTGATACCGTTGGGGCGTTGAATATGCTACAAACCACGTTCCAATCAGTATGGGACAAAATTAAGGGCGCCGTATCGGCGGTAATTACGGCGGTAATGAAAGAAATTGGGACGCTGGTATCAAAGTTTACCCAAATTGGTATTGATATGGCAACCGGTATTGTAAACGGGATTAACGCCGCCGCCGGCAAAATTAAAGAGGCGGCGCTAAACGCGGCTAAGGGCGGATGGGAGGCGATTAAGGAATTTTTCCGCATTTCGTCACCGTCGGTACTAATGGCGGAAACCATCGGGAAACCATTTTCCCAAGGGATCGCCGCCGGGATTGTATCGGGTATTCCGGACATTGCCGGGGCGTCGCGGTTGGCGGGAGCGGTGGCGGGAACCCAAGCAACCACAAACAATTACTACCAGTTAAGCGCTACATATAATAGCAACCAATCCGAATCGTCGATTATGATGGATTTACGGGATATGCAACGATTGGCGGGGGCGTAATGGGATCATATACACCGTATGCAATCACAATAACCACCAATGGGAAAACGTACCAGTTAAATGGAACGGAT